CGCCTGGCTTCCCGCGTCCTGAAAGGGCGCGACGCCAACGAGAGCGAGCTCGCCGCACGCTCGATCGGCGCGGGTTGGTGCTCTGTAGCCGCTACCGGGGAAACCCTAAGCCTGCACACCTACGGCTTGACGCCCACGCAGTTCGAGGCAATCGTTGCGGCCCTTAGGGAGTGCGGGGCGGCGCCAACGGCATCAACCAAATGAGGCCAGCCCAACCAAGAGGAGAACACCAAATGCTTACCACCCTGAAAGCGATTAAAAAGCATACCCAGTGTAAACCAGGCCGGCCAAAGTTGCTTCGCGGACTCGGCAAGTCGAGGGCCGACGACGAACCGCTTTCGATTGTCAGGATCCTCGACATCAACGGCCTGGACGACGCGCTGTGGTGCCTTAGAGCCGTTGTCGGCCAGGCGCGTAGAATTCGACTGTACGCCGTAGAGTGCGCCGAGCAGGTTCAACATCTGATGCGAGACCCGCGCAGCCTAGCCGCACTGGATGTTGCCGAAAAGTACGCCAGAGGAAAAGCAACCGAAGCCGAATTTAAAGCGGCACAGGCCGCCGCACGGGCCGCCGAACGGGACGCACGGGGCGCCGAATCGACCACCGAATGGGCAGAGCGGGCTGCTGCATGGGCCGGCGCAGGAGACGCATACTTGACCGCACGGGCCTCCGCCCATGCCGCCGCTGCATGGGCCGCACAAGCCGCCGCAGTGGCCGCAGATGCCGGCGCATGGGACTCCGCGAAGGCCGCCGCATGTGCGGCGCAAGCCGACGCATGGGATGCCGCCTGGCACGCCGCCCGGAAGTGGCAGGAGGACAAGCTCCGGGAGATTTGCGGCCAGGCGTCAGAACTGGAGAGCCTTGAAGCGAACACCCCCAAACCGGACACCGCTCGATGACTCACTACCTGACCGCAGGAACCCCACCGGTTGCGCTGCCGGTGGGCCTCGACGACTACGAAGACGCCCAGGACATCCTGGACATCCTGGAATGCGCGGCCCGATCCGGGGCCTGGGCCTCCGCACCCGCTTGAGAGGTAAATGCCTCTCCGGCTTGCGTACAGCCCCGTAGAGCGGTTTTAGGGCCTTCAGGCTACCTACCCATTACCCCTGCCCTTTGGGGCCGTCCTGGAGCCTCTACGCAAGCCCCAGGGGCATGTTTGGGGTGGGGGGTCAGGCCGACCACGTAATCCACAGGCGGCCCGTTATTCCCCGGCCCAGCTTTGGCGACCACCCCCTTGGGGCGACCACCCTAGGGGCCAGTCTAAGTCGTTGATTTGGCTGGAGAATTAATAATTCGCCATAAATAAAGACCCCGGAAGTCCTAAAAGCCTTAAAAGACCTAGGAGTCTTAGGAGACCTAGGAGTCTTAGGAGACCTAAGATTCTTAGAAAGTCTCTTGTAGCTAGCTTCGCTAGCTTCCCCCATAAGAGACTTCTAAGACTCCTAAGTCTCCTAGGTCTCCTAAGACTTCTAAGTCTCTAAAACCTTCTCTAGTCTATCTTGTAGCTAGCGAAGCTAGCTCCCCTATAAAAGACTTCTAAGTTCCCCGTACTCATCGCACCCACTGTATCACCCACGTCTACCGTTAACTCATCAAGTTCTAAAGGAGCAACACCTATGACCCTAGGCTCAATCTTGGCCCTGATATTCGTCGTTGTCTTGGTGCTCGCAGCCGCCTCTAACCTGCGCCGGTAGCGGTAAACCGGCTATGTGCAAGTCGTTGATTTACTTGGAGAATTAATAATTCGCCATAAATAAACACCCTAGACGGTCGAACACGCCATGCCGCGAGACAGCAACCCAGCACCTTGAAGGACTCAAAATGCCCTCGTTGTTGGAATTGGAAGACTTTGAGACAGACCAAGGATTTACTGAACCTTTGGGCACCGTGTTGTCGGAGTCGCCTATCGAAGCGCAGATTCAATGGGAGCACGAGCAGGTTCAGAGAGGCATTCGGCGCTACCGAGCCAGCCTGCAAAAGGTACACGCGGACGGGTCGGTGACGATGAGAAACCTGGTTGACCTGGAGCCTGGTATGCGGATCGCCAGCGACCTGATCGGGCCAATGATCGAGAGGGTACGCACAGAGCAGTTGAAGGCAATTCTCGCCTGGGAAAATCCGAATCACCGGCTTGCCAGCGACGCCGAGTGGGTCTTGCTGGCCCTCCCTACGGAAACCCTGGCCGCTACGACCGTTTTGCACGCCCTGGGAATGGTCGGAGGCGACACATCCGTCAAGTGGACAGCGGCGTGTAGGTCGCTTGGAACCCGCTTGAAACATGAGTACGACTATATCCGCTGGAAGGCCGCCGAAGCCGAGGCAGCAAAGGGAGACCCGGCACACTTGAACATGGCCGGCCTTATGCGGGCCAGGAACAAAGAGATCGACGTTCGAGTGTTCAAAAAATGGAGCAAGAAGTCTACGACGCTTGCGGCTTCGACTTGGGAGTCTGGCCTTCGCATCAAGGCGGGGGCCGCACTGCTGACCTATCTGGTCGAGAGCAATGCGTGGTTCAAGGTCTCGTTGAAACGCGAGGGCGAAAACCGGGTGCGGTTCCTAGAGATGACAGAGGTCGCTTGCGCGTTTGTTGCCGACCGGCACAATCAGAACGAACTGATGCGCCCGTACTTGTTGCCGATGATCTGTGAGCCGATGGACTACGCCTACGTGGGGGGCCCATGACAGAAGTTGCAAACGAAGCAAAACTTGCAAATCAAGGAAGCAAACTCCGCGGCGGCTACGTGACGCTCAAGACCCGAGCGGTCAAGGGCTCTTCCCACAATAGCCACACCGAGGCCCTGGATCGACCGGTCGGCCCGAGGACTCTCGAGGGCCTCAACTGGATCCAGAAGACCAAGTGGCGCATCAACCCCCACGTGCTGTCGGTGGCCGAGCAGATGGTCGAAGAGGGCATCTCATGCCCCGAGGCCGGCGTCCCGAGCATGCACGACCAAGCAACCCCGAAGATGCCGCAGAGTGAGTTTGACGCCCTCGGCGACGAAGAGCGCAAGAAGCGAATCCGGGAGCGAGAGGCAATCTACAGCGCCAACGTCTCGGCCCGCGCTGTCCGCACGGTGTTGTTCCGCCGCGTCTCGCTTGCCAAAGAGTTGTCTCGGTTCAGCGCAATCTGGTTTCCGCACTTTTTGGACTTCCGGGGGCGAGTCTACCCGCTCCCGCAAGACCTGACGCCACAGGGAGACTCGCTGTGCAAGGGGCTACTGGAGTTTGCCGACCCCAGGCAAGTTGACGCCCGCGGGATGTACTGGCTCAAAGTGGCCTTTGCAAACGCCATGGGACGCGACAAGCTCTCGCTGGACGAACGGGTTGAGTGGGCCAACAGCAACTACGACTTGACCCGAGCGACTGCGCTTGACCCCCTGGGCCACCTGGACTTCTGGGCCGGCGAGGGGGTCGATTCCCCGTGGGAGGCCCTGGCCTTGTCGTGGGCGTTGATTGACGCTGCCGACGGTGTGCCGGTGCATGTACCGGTTCGCCTGGACGCCACGTGCTCCGGTATCCAGCACCTCGCCGCGTTGATGCGCGACCCGCTATCGGCCCGCTGCGTGAACCTGGCGTATACCGGCAAGCGCGAGGACATCTACGGCGACGTGGCGACCACCGCCGCGAACCGCGTGGCGCTCGACGCCGCTAACGGCAACGAGCTAGCGATGCTCTGGCTCGGCAATGTGACTCGCAAGACCGTCAAGCGGGCCGTTATGACAACTCCCTACGGAGTAACGCCGCGGGGTATCTCGGTGCAACTTGTGCTCGACGGGTTCTGCCAGCATATCCAAGAGCCGCGAATGCAGTACAAGGCCGCGGACTACCTACGGGATGTGATCGTGGCCTCGCTGGATGAGAACATCGGGAAGCCGCGGGAGGCGATGCGGTTCTTCCAGAATGTCGCGTTGGCCCTTGCGGAGCACGATGTCCCGATGAAGTGGCGCACGCCGGCAGACATGACGGTGCTACAAGCCTATTATGGCTATCAGCAGGTCATTCACCTGACGTTGGCTGGAAAAGTGTCCGAGAACCGCGAGAACCCAGACCTGGGCCTTGTGGGTCGCAAGCAAGCGCTGGCGTCGGCGCCCAACGTGATTCACTCGTTTGATGCGGCTCACTTGATGCGAACCGCGATTCGCTGCAAGGCTGCCGACATCCGCGACCTGGCCCTGGTTCACGATTCGTTCGGGACTCACGCAGCCGACATAGACACCCTGAACCGGCTGCTCCGCGAGGAGTTCGTCTCGATCTACAGCGCCCCCGCCTTGGCGCAGTGGCGGGACACGGTGGTGGAACTAACCGGCGTGCAGGACTTGCCGGAAGTTCCGCAACTTGGGGAGTTTGACGTGAACGAGGTTTTGAAGTCTCCCTTCTTTTTCTCATGAGACGCCGCATCCATGCAACTCAAAGAACACACCCTAAGCCTAAGCAACCCCGTCGTCCAGCACGAGGTTGCCGGGATGGCCCGAGAACTGGCGGCGGCGTTTTCGGCTCACACCATCACCGCGGCCCGAGCGCGAGGGGTTGACACCGACAAACTCGCCGGCCTCGCCGCCTTGCTCGCAGCGGCCAAGCTGACGTATGAGATTCGGGCGGCCTTCGGGTTCTCCCCAGAAGAAGTCGAAACCGCGGCGCGAGCCGTAGCTAACCCCAACTCTGCCTTCAACCGCACGCCCCCGCTGTCTGACCGGCGCGTGGCTAAACTTCATCAACTCCTATACGGGAACTGACATGGCCAAAACTACCGCGAAACCCAAGATCATCGAACACCTCGTCACGCCCGCCGGCACGGCCAAGTGGGCGTGGCTGGCTTCCCCTGACACTAGCGAGTACGGCAAAAACAAGTACAAGTGCGCGCTAGTGCTGGACAAGGAAGACGAAAAAGCCGAAGCGCTCACCAAGCGCTTGCGCGACCTGCACAAGCAACACAAGGGCAGGGCAGACTCAGGCCCCGTCAAGGACGGCGACGCAATGGCCGAGGAAAACGAGAAGTACGAGTCGCTGCGCGGCAAGTGGCTGATCAGCGCCAAATCAAACAACGCGCCCGGCCTGGGGGACTCGGCCCGGAAGAAGCTCGCCAAGCCCCCCCGCTCGGGCGACCTGGTAAAGCTTGCGGTAGCTGTGGCCTCGTATGACACTGGCGCGAACAAAGGCGTTACGCTGTACCTGAACGCGGTGCAACTACTGGAGCGCCGCGCCGCAAGTGGCGTCGATATGTTCCAGGATGAGTCGAGCGAATTCGAGCCCCAAGCCGAAGACGCCGAGGCCGACACGCCCGCTGAAACCGGGGGAACCAACCGTGCCGGCGACTATTGAGCGCACGGGCAGCGACAGGCTGCGGGTAGTGCTACCTGTGGCCCCAGTGCCGGCATCACGGCCCCGCGTGACCAGCCGAGGCCTCGCGTACTACGCGGGGCCATACAAGGTGTTCCAGAAGCGTTTGAAGGAGCTCTTGCCGCCATCAGCCTGTTGTTTTACCGGGGAGTTACTGGTCGAAGTAGAGTGCGTGTGCAAGCCCATCGTCAAATCGAAGTTCTCGACGCCGATGGGCGACTGCGACAATCTCGCAAAGGGGCCTATAGATGCCTTGAAGGATCGCGGATTCTTCGGGGACGACAGGCAGATCATTGACTTGCACGTCATCAAGCGGTTCCCGAAACGCTTGGAGCAACCGCACATAGTTGTGTCAATACAGGAGGTCTAAATGAGTCACTCAGTCCGCTTTGCGGAAACCCCGAAAGTCGATCCGTTTGTCGCCGAAGTCAGGCGCCACCTTAGCCCCCAAGCCTCCAGGGTGTACGACCACCTTCTTCGGGCCGGGTCGATCACCAACGTCGAGGCCAACGCGGTTCACCGAGTTCGCTCTGTGTCTCGGCGAATCACCGAGATTCAGGAGGGCATGCTACACGCCACGTGGCGACTGCTCGGTAAGCAGTCGATTCACATCCAAAAGGAATTCCGCCGCGACGCCACGGGCCAGCGCTACGTCCGATACCATCTGGTGCGTCGATGATCACCATAAACACCCGTCACTTCAAAGCGACCAAGGTGTCCGGGCGGGACAAGTGGGTCATCCGGTCGGGGCGCGCCCCTCGAACCGCATCTCACGTCGAAGTCGTGAACCGATTGACACCCAAACGGGAGCGCGATGTTGGGCAGCAGCCTAGTAAGTAAAGGCCCGTGCCCGCATTGCCCGTCGTCTGACGCCTACGCGCTGTACGACGACGGGCACGGGCATTGCTTCTCTTGCGACGCCACCGACAAAGTGGCTCCATCCACTGACACGCCGCCGTTCACGCGGCGAGACCCGAAAGGAACCATGAAAGATGCCTTGCTATCTGGTATTAGCTTCCGAGACCTTGGACGGCGAGGGATTACCGAGGCGACGTGCCGGCACTACGGGTACGGGATCGCCGAAGACAAAGGCCGCGTTGTTCAGGTCGCCCCTTACCACGACGCCACCGGCGAGCTTGTGGCCCAGAAGGTGCGAACCCAAGACAAGGACTTCTACGTCCTTGGCGACCTGAAGCGCGCCCGACTCTTCGGGCAGCAACTGTGGCGCACGGGTGGAAAGATGGTCGTCGTAACGGAGGGCGAGATCGACGCGCTCTCGGTGGCACAAGCGATGCATTGCAAATGGTCGGTTGTGTCGGTGCCCAGCGGGGCGCAGGGGGCGGCGAAAGCCGTCCGCGCTCAACTGGAGTGGCTGGCAAGCTACGACAAGGTCGTGCTGTGGTTCGACAACGACGAAGCTGGGCGAAAAGCGGTCAACGAATGCACCAAGCTCCTGCCGCCGGGCAAAGTGGCGATTGTGTACGCACCCGAGGGCCTGAAAGACGCCAACGATGTGCTGCGGGAGCTTGGGGCCGCGAAGGTCGCACAGATGGTCTGGGAGGCGCAAATCTACAGGCCAGACGGTATCGTGTGCGGGAGCGACATCGCGCTCGACGACCTGATGACCGAGCCGGAACTCGGCTGGCAGACCCCGTTTTCCAGGCTGAACGAATTGACCCGCGGCATCCACCCAGGAGAAGTCTGGCTGGTTACGGCGGGGACTGGGGTCGGTAAGTCCACGGCGTCGCGCGAGATGCTGTACAAGGCTGTAAACGACGGTGTGCGCTGCGGCGCGGTGTTCCTGGAAGAGAACAAAATCACCACCGCAAAAGCGCTGGTCGCCTTGGACAACAACGTCGCGTTCAAATCGTTGCGCGAGCGTCCTGAGTTGCTGACAAAGGAGCAGTGGGCCGCGTCGCACGCGCGGCTGATTGCTGGGGGCAACTACTATGCATACGACCACTTCGGGTCGGTCGAGAGCGACTCGCTTATCAGCCGCATCGAGTACCTTGCGGTGGCGTGCGAGTGTCGGTTGATCTTCCTCGACCACGTGTCGATTGTCGTCTCCGGCCTCGAACTGGACGAAGGCGAAAGGCGTGCGCTGGACGTTTTGATGACTCGGCTGCGCTCTCTCGCCGAGCGGACTCGCGTGTCCATCGTGGCCGTATCGCACCTGCGCAAGACGACTGAAGGGCGCGGATTCGAAGAAGGGGCAAAGATCAACCTGGACTCCCTTCGCGGCAGCGGATCGCTCAAGCAACTTAGCGACACCGTGGTCGCACTGGAGAGGAACACGCAAGCCACAGGGGACGATGCGGGCATCACTACCGTCCGGGTGCTGAAGTGCCGCTTCACAGGCGACGCCGGAGTTGCGGGGTACTTGGAATGGAATTCGAAAACGGGGCGCCTGCGAGACTGCGAGTCGCCCGACTTTGCAACTGGAACAGACTACTAAGATGCCGTTAAAGGATAAGGAAAAGGCGCGTGCGTACATGAAAGAGTACCGCGCCGCGAACCGGGAAAAGTTGCGTGCGGCCAACGCCGCTTACCTCGCCGCGAACCGGGAAAAGGTGCGTGCGACCAAAGCCGCTTACTACGCCGCGAACCGGGAAAAGGCGCGTGAGTATCACGCCGCTTACTACGCCGCGAACCGGGAAAAGGCGCTTGAGTATCACGCCGCTTACCGCGCCGCGAACCGGGAGTTACATATGTGGAACGCCGCTAAGAAGCGGGCCAAGACCAAAAACCTCCCATTCACAATAACACCGAGCGACATCGTAATCCCACCCACCTGCCCGGTTCTAGGCATTCCGCTACAACATGGCTGCGGCAACCCAGGCCCCAACTCGCCGTCGCTTGACCGGATCGTACCAGACCGCGGGTATGTGCCAGAAAATGTGATCGTTGTCTCCTACCGCGCCAACACCATAAAGCAAGACGCGACACCCGACGAGATTGCCCTCGTAGCGGCCTTTTACCAGCAGATTTGGAATAAGTCAATGGAACCCCAGCCATGATCGAACTCGCCCGCAGCGACCACTGCGTTAGGTGCTTAGTCTTCCCCGCCCGCAACAGCGAGTCCACGCCAGCCGAGCAACGCAAAATTTGTCACGCCGCCCCCGACGACCTCCTGGACACGCTTTACGACAACGAGATGCGCTCTGGTATTGTGGATTTGAGCGCGTACTTGCTTGAAGACGACTAACTGCGGCGCACCAATCAATGAGACAATCAATGAGTAAATCAATGCGGGTCGATCTCAATACATGCGTTATGCGGCGCGTCGGTTTCACCGAGCGCGACGAGGAGTTCGCACACGACGAGCAGTACGCAGCGGGTCAAGTGGCCCTCCGCGAGGCTCTAGACATTATGCGCGACTGGGATATGATCCCTGGCCTCGTGGAAGTTCGCGTGCACCCGCTGAAAGACTACTAGCCCGCGGCACCCCCGCCCGAACCCAACCCCAAGGAAACAACGTGTCCACCCTGGCTTTAGACATTGAGACAGACGGCCTCCTGCACGAACTGACCCGCACGTGGGTACTATGCATTGGCGACTGTGACACCAAACAGGTCGTCCGCTACACTGACGCAGCCCCAGGCTACGAATCAATCCGGGCCGGCGTAGAGCGCCTCCTGGCCGCCGACAAGATCGTGGCCCACAACGGACTCGCGTTTGACTTGGACGCCCTGCACAAGTGCGGCCTGCTGGATGACGCCGAGCTTGATGTGTTGGTGGCCAAGACGGTAGACACCTTGGTGCTTGGGCGCCTGGCAAACCCAGAGCGTCCTGGCGGGCACTCGCTAGAGAGCTACGGAGTTGAGCTTGGGGTGCCCAAAGGGTCGCACGAAGACTGGACGCAGTACAGCGAGGAGATGGCGGCGTACTGTGAGAACGACATCCGAGTCACGATGGCTCTGTACGACCGGCTCCGATCTGTGTACGAGACCTGGGGCCGCTCCCCGGAGATCGAGCATCGGGCGTTTCGCCTGATTGCCTTGCAAATGCGGAATGGCTTCACGCTCGACGTGCCAGCCGCGGTGCAGATAGGGGCCGAGATCTACGATGAGCGCAACGCGGCCATAGCGGAGCTACAGCGGGTCTTCCCGCCGATCTACGTGGGCGCGGGGGAGTTCACGCCCAAGAAGGACAACGTTGCCAGCGGGTACGTGGCCGGCTGCCCGTTTAACAAGGTAGAGCTTCAGGAGTTCAACCCAGGCAGCGAGCACCAAGTCGCCCGCCGCCTTGAACGCAAGTACGGCTGGCGAGCGCCGTTGACGGAAAAGGGCAACCCCAACATCACCGAGGCCGTTCTAAAAAAACTAGACTTCCCGGAGGTTCACGCGCTTCTACGGTTCATCCGGCTCGACAAGGTATACTCGCAGGTAGCCGCGCCCCCGAAGGCGAACGGAACCGGCGGGGGCTGGCTGCACCACGCCGGGGCGGACAACCGAGTACGGGGCTACGTGAACAGCAACGGGGCCGTCACCGGGCGCATGACGCACAGCCGGCCCAACTCGGCCAACATCGACAAAGAGAAGCGGCTTCGGGCATTGTGGGTTCCAAAAGCCGGATGGGTCTTGGTTGGCTGCGACGCCGAGGGCCTGGAGCTTCGTATGCTCGGGCACTACCTGGCCCCGCTGGACGGCGGCGCGTTCATCGACGCGGTGCTGAACGGCGACAAGACCAAGGGGACAGACGCCCACTCCAAGAACCGCGCGGCAGCCGACTTGCACAGTCGGGACGGTGCGAAGACCGAAATCTATGGTCTGATCTACGGCGCCGGCGACCCAAAGCTGGGCGGTATATGGCTGGCCGACTGGCAGGCCAGCGGAAAGCCCAACGCGGAGTGGCCCAAATGGGCGTTCGTCGGCGCAAAGTTGAAGCCGCTGAAAGCCATCGGGGCCGAAGTTCGTCGCCGGCTGGAGACCGGAATCACCGGCTTCGGGGAGCTAACCGCCGCAGTCACGAAGAAAGCCAAGCTGACCAAGAAGCTCAAGGGCCTCGACGGTCGTGTTCTCCGGGTGCGCTCCGAGCACGTGGCGCTTAACACGCTGCTGCAAAGCGGCGGCGCCATTGTCATGAAGATGGCGCTGATTTTGTTTCATGACAAGGCCACGGCGGAAGCCGGACTGATCCACGGGCGCGACTTCGGCTATTGTGCCAACGTGCACGACGAAGTGCAGATCGAGTGCCGACCGGATATAGCCGAGTGGATCGGCAAAACGTTTTCAACTTGTATCACCGACGCAGGCCGGCAGCTTGGAGTCCGCTGCCGCTTGGATGGGGCCTTCTCCATCGGAAAGGACTGGAGCGAAACTCACTGAGGACAATATGGAATACATCGTGATTGTGTTTTACCTGACGACTCGCGGCACCATTGCCGCAGACGCCTTTCCATTGGCCAAAGACCTGACAACGTGCCAGACCGGCCAAGGCCAAGCGGTGAAGCTAGTGTTCGAGCGGCACAACCTGACCCCCGAGCGGTTCCTCGGGGTCGTGTGTACATCGCAGGCCAGCGCATGAGGGCGCTGATCGACGGCGACGAGGCTTTGTTCAAGGCCTGCGTGATTCGGCGCGAGTCTGTAGACTGGGAAAGCGGGGCGACTGGGGTGCGCTTGCCTACCTACGACGAAGCCCTGGACACCTTTGAATTCCTGATCGAGTCCTGGACTCGGGACGCGGGGTGTGACACGCACCTTCTATGTCTGTCGCCCGCAGATCGCAAACTGTTCAGGCGCGTCGTCTCCCCCACCTACAAGACCGGCAGATCCCCCAAGCCTGTACACTTCTGGGAACTTCTGGCCCATGCACAAGCAAAACACGAGTGTCGCGTCATCCCCGGCCTGGAAGCCGACGACGTGATGGGTGTGTCTTCCGGCGAAGGCAGCGTGATCGTGTCGAGCGACAAGGACATGCTTACGGTGCCGGGGCGCTACTGGAGTCCAATGAAAGGCTCCGGCGGAATTGTGTCCCCGGCCCGAGCCGATTACCAGTGGATGCTCCAGACGCTAACCGGCGACCCAACGGACGGATACCCAGGCTGTCCGGGAATCGGCAAGAAAAAGGCCGAAGACGCGCTGAGCGGTAGGTGGCCACAATGGGGCGTAGTGGAAGACCTTTTTGTCGCGCAATACGCGAAAAAACACCTGGGCGACCGACAAGCCGCGATTGCGGCAATGGAGGAACAGGCCAAGCTCGCACGCATTGTGCGCCCAGGGGACTACGACAACGGCCAGAAAACCATCCACTACCGGATCGGCGACAAGCGGGTTCGGATTAACACGGAGCATGCACAGTGACCACGCAACATATTGGCGTAAACGAGTACATCGCCCGCATTAAGCAGCGCCACCCAGGAGAAGCTGGGCCAGAACGCGGCGGCGTCAAACTCGACGCCGGCAAGCCCCAGATGGCCCTTGTGCCCCCCGAGGCGATGGAAGCAATAGCAGCCGTGCTAACGTTCGGCGCCGCAAAGTACGACCCCGACAACTGGCGCAAAGGTATGTCGTACCGGCGCGTCCTGTCCGCCGCGTTGCGTCATTGCTACGCTTGGCTGCGCGGGGAAGACAACGACCCCGAGACCGGCCTGTCACACCTTGCGCATGCTGCCTGCTCGCTGATGTTCCTGCTTACCTATGAGAAGACCCGCACCGGGACTGACGACCGATACCAGCGAGATATGTCGAGGTAGGCTTGAGCGACGTGTCAGGCCGCGATCAGCGACACCGCAACCCCGGCCTAAACCTACTACGAGAACCCCAATGCCAATACTTACGGCCGCCGCCGCCTTCTTCGCGCGGAACTGGCGTCCAACCCTGTTGCTACTACTCGCAGCCACCATTGCAGGGTCGCTGTACGGGTTGGGCGTGAGCCGAGGGAAAGCGTCCGTGCAAGCCAAATGGGACGCCGAGAAAGTTGAATCCGAGCGCCTG